GTTGACCGCTCCTTCGAAATGTTATTTTATCACATTCCCTTGCGCTTCAACACTGCACTTTTATCATACCACTCCACTTCCGTCACTGCGTAAGTGACGGAACCTTTATGGGAGGTAGCAACATGAACACAAAATTCAAAAGTATTGTAACCGGCGCGATCCTGGAACCGAATTCCGAAATGGTCGTTGAACAGCTTCGAAAGAATTCTTCCTTCATTGTCTATGACGGCCAGGAAGCCGCACAGGGCGACGAAAAGCCCCTGTCGAAGATGAACAAGGACGAACTTCTGAAAGTCGCCCAGGACGCCGAAATCGCGGTTCCTGACGGCGCCACAAAGGCGGAGATCGTCGAACTGATCAAAGCCGCACAGGGCGACGAATAAAGCGGAACCGCCGAAAGGTGGTGGAACTATGTTCGAACAGATTCTTTCGTCCCTGGACGGCCTGACTGATCTTGAACGTGCGGACGTCCTTCGCGTTCTTATGTCGAAGGACAACCGCCTTTCTAAGGTCAAGGCCCTTCTGGGAATCACAACGACGGATCAGGACGACGTTCTGGAATTCGTTATTCAGACAGTCGAAGACATGATCCTGTCGTACATCAATCAGGACACCCTTCCGCCGCGTCTGGAAAACGTCTTGATCGTCATGTGTGTCAGCTATTACAAATCGGCCGGACTGGGAACCACGACGGCCGCCGTCGGTCCTGTGGCGTCTGTGAAGCGTGGCGACGTCCAGACTTCCTTCGCCACCGGTTCCGGTTCTTCCGGATCGGCGAACACCTTCAACCTGGGAACAGACAGCGGCGACTTCTTCGGGTGGAAAACTGTCCTGAACGAATATCGCGTGTTAAGGTGGTGATCCTATGGCCTTCGGAAACGCAAGCGCTGAACGCGCCGCAATCGAATTGACCTACGAAGACACCGCCACCGTGAGCCGTACAACATCACAGAGAGGGAAAAACAACATTTCAGCGTCTTCCCCTTCTGTGATTTATGACGGTATCATTTGCGCGCTATCGTATACAGGTTCAGACAATAGCAGACAGACGGACGCACAGAACAACGTCGATTATGACGCTGTCATTTTCGCCAGTCCGGACCTTCTGGTCCTTCCTGGTGACACAATCGTCGTAAAACGGTTCGGACGGGACGATCCTTCCAGTGGTCTAAACCTGACCTTCGAAGTGATCGGCCGTCCTTCCGTCTATGCGACACATCAAGAAATCAAAGTAAAGGACGGTGATCTGGCGTGAGCGTGGACAATTCTGAACTTATGGCCTTCCAGAATCAGATTCAGGCGTTGAAAGACGACATTCCTGAAATAATGGACAGCCTGGCCGTCGGCGAAGGACGCTATGCGCGCGACCAGGCCCGTAAAATCTGCAAGGAAGAAAATATCGTAAACACTGGCGACTATCGACGCAACTTCAAAAGCGGAACAAAGGCGATCCGCGCCGGTAATTCGTACAAAATCGACGTCTTCAACAATCTTGACTATGCGAAGCCGCTTGAATACGGCTTCCGAAGTCACTTCGTTCCTGGCCACTGGGAGGGAAACTCCTTCAAGTACCAGAGAAACGACCCTGACGGCGGAATGTACGTCGGACCGGCCGGCGGCTATGTTCGCGGTCATTTCACCCTTCGGCGCGCTATAAGACGCACGAAGACAACCCAGGCGGCACGACTGAACCGAAAAATGGACCGGATCATTCGTCAACGCATGAACGGAGGTGGCACAGAATGACGCTGAACAACTTCCTTGAAGCTGTCGCCGAAAAACTTGTCGGCCTGTGGCCCGATCGACACGTATTCGTCAATGAAATCCCGAAGGATTCTGACGGGAATTTCTTCGTCGGAATTATCGAAGCGACACAGGAAAAGAAACTGGATCGGCGCCGCCGGCGTCATGTCCAGATTGAAGTTCTTTATTTCCTGGCGTCGAAGGATAACCTTGACTTCAACGAATGGTCCGAAAAAATGCTGGACGAATTCGAATCCCTGACTGTGGTCGAAATAGAAAGCCGTTCCCGACTGGTTCGCCTGACGAACGTCACGGCCAGAAAGGACGACGACAGCCGCGTCTATCAGTTTCTTTTTGACGCGGACTTCTACTTTGTGATCACGCCGGAAGTGATTCCGACTATGTATTATCTGGACCAGGACAACACAATCAGATCGGAGGTAATCGAATAATGGCAACAAAGAAAAAGGCTGATTCCGTTGACCAGGCGGAACCTACTTTCAGCAAAGAACAACTGGTCAAATCCGAAACGCTGGGCCTTCCCATGGACGCCGTGGCGGCAATCCTGAAAGACGGTCAGCAGTACACACGGGAACAGGCGATCCAGCTTGTGACCGAATTTCTTGAAAGGAAGGTGTAACCTATGCCTATTGGTGGTGGTACTTTCACAGTACAGAACAAAATTCTTCCTGGTGCTTACATCAACTTTGTAAGCATGGGAACCAACGCAAAAATGGGAAGCCGTGGCGTCGCCGCCCTTCCCCTTGAACTTAACTGGGGACCTGACGACAAGGTCTTCACTATGACCGCGACCGACTTCAACGCGACCAGCTTGAAAGTCTTCGGTTACGATCCTACCGACGCGAACATTCTTCTTGTTCGCGAAGCACTGAAACGCGCGAAGTCCCTTCTGATCTATCGCGTAAACGGTGGTGGCACAAAGGCCAGCGCAACCGTCGGCGGAATGACGGTTACCGCGAAATATGGCGGCACACACGGAAACGACATCATGGTCGCCGTGATCACCAACGTCGACGACGCGACAAAGGTCGACGTCGTGACCTATCTTGACGGCGTGGTTATGGACAGCCAGACCGTCGCGAAATCCGGCGGCGCCGCTTCCCTGGTAGCGAATGACTTCGTAACCTTCGGAACAGCGGCAACCCTTACGGCCGCAACAGCAACCGCCTTGACCGGTGGAACAAACGCCGCTGTCAACGCCGCAAAGCACACGGCCGCCCTGAACGCCTTCGAAGTCGAATCCTTCAATGTGATCGGCTATCCTGGCACGAATACGGACGTCAAGGCCCTTTATGGCGCCTTTGTGAAGCGTCTTCGTGACGACGAAGGAAGAAAGATCGTCGGCGTTCTTTATGACTACGACGGCGACAATATGGGCCTGATCAACGTCAAGAACGGCGTTATCCTGGCCAACGGAACCACATTGACCGGCGACAAGGCCGTCGCCTGGGTGGCTGGCGCTTCTGCCGGTGCGGAAGTGAACGAATCCCTGACAAATACGGCCTACGACGACGCTGTGGACGTCGATATTAAATATACGAAGTCCCAGTTCGAAGCCGCTATCAAGGCCGGCGAATTCACATTCTACGCCGACAACGGAAAAGCCCGTGTCCTGACGGACATCAACAGTCTTGTCACAATCGGCCAGAATATGTCTTCCGACTGGACGTCGAACCGCGTTGTCCGTGTTATGGACGGCTGGGCGAATGACGTCGCCCGAATCTTCGGCGAATCCTATATCGGTCTTGTAACCAACAGCGACACCGGCCGCCAGCTTTTCAAGGCTGACCTTGTGGCGCTTGCAAATCAGTATCAGTCGATCGACGCAATCAGCAATTTCAAGTCCGACGACATCACTGTCAACCAGGGCGACGGAAAACGCGACGTCGCGGTCGACTGCGCTTTACAGCCGAACGACAGCATGGAAAAACTTTATATGACTGTCGTCGTAAACTAAGAAAGGGGTGACAGACAATGAAAACTTTGAACGCACCTGATACCATTTCCGGCAAGGAAGGCCGCGCCTATGCGAAAATCAATGGCAACAACGAAGAACTGTTCTACGCGAAGACGATCGAAGCGAATGTCGAAAAGAGCAAGTCCGAAATCAAGGTGATCGGAAAGCGTATGACCGGCCACAAGACAACCGGCGCGAACGGTAGCGGTTCTATGACGCTTTACTATATGACGCCGCTTTTCCGTGAAATGCTTCGCCAGTGGAAGGAAACCGGAAAGGACGTTTACTTCGATATGGTGGTCGAGAATGACGACCAGGAATCTTCGGCTGGCAAACAGACGGTTCTTCTTATGTACTGCAATCTGGATTCCGTCGTCCTTGCGAAACTGGACGGCGATTCTGACGACGCCCTGGACGAAGACGCCGACTTCACTTTCGAAGACTTCGACATTCTGACACCGTTCACGAAGTTCTAAGCTATCAAAGGAGGAAAACAAAATGGGTAAATTACAGGAATTCCTTATGTCCAACCAGGACGACATTCAGGCAACAACGGAAGTCGCGGTCAGCGGCTTCCCTGTTCCTTTCACGATCAAGTCGATCACCGAAGGCGAAAACAAGGCCATTCGTAAGTCTTGCCAGAAAATCACCTTCGACAAGAAGACACACCAGAAGACCACGGAAACGGATCAGGACCTTTACAATAACCGTCTTGTGATCGCGTGCTGTGTGGACCCGAACTTCAAGGACGCGGAACTTCAAGCGAAATTCGGTGTCATGGGCGCCGAATCCTTGATCGACGTCCTTTTGAAGCCTGGCCAGTTCGTCGATCTTCTTCTGGGTGTCCAGGAAGTCAACGGCTTTTCTGACGACGTGAACGACCTTCGTGAAGAAGCAAAAAACTAATCACCGGTGGAGGTGTGGACGCTGACGCGGACGGCGAAGCTGTCTACGCACATTACGCCTTGCACCGGTTGAAAATCCTTCCCAGTACGCTTGCAGCCCTTCCCCTTCGGGAACGGGCTTTTATTTATGCTTCGATTGACCTTCAAATCGAAAAGGAAAAGAAAGAAGCACAAAAAGCGAAACGGAAAGGCAAGAAAGGAAGGTGATGAACCGTGGCCGGTGTCGCTACACAAATGACCATTCGCGACGGTATGACTTCGAAGCTGAACCGAATCTTTCAGGCAGTATCGAGGACAAACCGCGCCCTGGAAACCACGGACGCACTGTCGGACCAGGTGAACCCTGGGGCCAACTTTGACAGGGCGGCTTCGGCCGCCGGTCGCGCTTCCGGCCAGGTTGATAATTTCAACAATCGCCAGCGCCAGTCAGAGGAAGGCGCCCGAAAGGTCGCTTCCGCCTGGGGCCTTGTAAAAAAGGCTATTGGTTCAGCCCTGGCGGCGATCAGTGTCCAAAAGGTGATCGAACTTGCGGACAGTATGACGTCGACCAGGGCCAGACTGGACATAATGAACGACGGACTTCAAACCACGGACGAATTACAGTCTATGATTATGAAATCCGCCAACCGGTCCCGCGCCGCCTATCAGACAACGGCTGACGCCGTTTCGAAAATGGGTATCATGGCAAAGGACGCCTTTTCAAACAACGACGAATTGATCAAGTTTACAGAATTGATCAATAAACAGTTCACGATCGCCGGCACTTCGGCCGCCGGTATCGACGCAGCTATGTTACAGCTTACACAGGCCATGTCTTCCGGTGTCCTTCGTGGTGAAGAATTGAACAGCGTCTTCGAACAGGCGCCGACAATCATTCAGACGATCGCGGACTATCTTGACGTACCTATCGGCAAAATTCGCGATATGGCCGCCGACGGTCAGATCACTTCGACGATCGTCAAAAACGCCATGCTGGCGTCTGCTGACGAAATCAACGCGAAGTTTGAAGCTATGCCTATGACCTTCGCCCAGGTCTGGACAATCGCGAAAAATATCGCCCTGGAAGCCTTTACGCCTGTTATTCAGGCGATCGGTTCCGGCGCACAATGGATTTATGACAACTGGTCCACTATCGCCCCGATCTTCTGGGGCCTGGCCAGTGCCGCCCTTGCCTATGCTGTGGCGCTGGGAATCCAGACGGCCGCAACCTGGATCGCTGACGGAGCCGCGAAGGCTTTCTTTACGACGCTTTTGACGAATCCGCTTTTCTGGATCGCCCTTGCGGTCGGCGTTGTCGTCGCCGCGCTTTACAGAATGATTCAGGCTGTCGGTGGCGTGAAAAACGCCTGGGAAATCTGCAAAGCGGCCCTTGTGGTCGCCTGGGCGGCCTTGAAGGTGGCGTTCTTTGCAACCTATAACTGGATCGCGAACCTGATTGACAAGCTGAAACTATGCTGGCAAAGGGCCGGCGTGGCCATAGCCGGATATATGGGCGATATGAAAGTAAACGTCCTGACAATCCTTCAAAATATGGTCAACGGCGCGATCGACATCATAAACAAGTTTATCGGCTTACTGAACAAGATTCCTGGTGTCAGCATTGACGCGGTCGAACAAGTAACCTTCGCCACAACTGCGAAGGCGGAAAATGAAGCCGCGAAGCAAGCCAGAGCCGACGCCTTGAACAAGTACGAATCGGACATCAAAGCCGCACAGGCCCAGCGTGACGCCACCTATTCGGCGGCGAAAAAAGAACTTGCTGACGCTACGGCCGCACTGTCTAAGACCTACGCCAACGCCAAAGCGGAAGCCGCACAGGCGAAGTCTGACGTCGGCGCCACGGACTGGAATGTCGACGGGACAAACGACGTCGGGAAAGTCGATTCTGTGGGATCGGTCGGAAAGATTGACAGCGACGTAAATATCGCCGATGAAGACCTGAAATTCCTTCGCGACGTGGCCGAAATGCGCTATGTCCAGAACTTCGTCACCTTGACGCCGACTGTGGCTGTCGAAGCCCAGATCAGCGAAAAGGTCGACGTCGACGAAGTCGTCGAACGAATCGAAAGCAAGCTGGAAGACGAATTCACAGCGGCGGCGGAAGGAGTGTATAACTAATGAGCAACTACCGAATGACACTGATCGTCGGTGGACGGGAAATCAACATTCCCGTCCTTCCGGCGAAACTGAACGTGTCTTCGCCTGGGAAAAATGAGCGCGTGACAGTGCTTGACCTGGGCGAAGTCCTTCTTTTACGTAAAAAGGGCCTTCGGATTCTGTCCTGGGAAAGTTTCTTTCCGGCCGATTCCGCGCCGTACACTACCGGACAGGTTCGGGACCCTATTTCTATTATTCAGGCAATCCAGAAAGCCAGGGACAGCAAAACGCCGGTTCGCTTCCTGATAACGGGAACCGACCTGGACTGTAATATTCGAATGGGAATCGAATCCTTCGAATACGAAGAACGATCCGGCGAACTGGGCGACCTGTACTATACGATCAAACTGTACGAATGGAAAGACACGTCGCCGAAGAAAATCGTCCTTCCAGAAAAGAAGAACGCACCGGCGAAAACCCAGGAACCGGCCAGAGCCGGAAAACCTGAAAAGAAATCGAAAACCTATACGGTCAAAAAAGGCGACTGCCTGTGGAATATCGCGAAGAAATTCTATGGCAAGGGAAGCGACTATACAAAAATCTATAACGCCAACAAGGGGACGATCGGAAAGAACCCGAATCTGATCTACCCTGGCCAGGTTTTCACGATTCCATAATGGCCATTCGTATTCAATACCAGAATAACGTCACAGGCGCGGCGTTCGATATAACGACGCTTGTCAGTGGCGCGAAATGGTCGACAAAACGGTCCGGTTCCCCTGCTTCCCTGGAACTGACCGCCATTGTCAACGACGAAATACAGTGGAGCCACGGCGGAATCGTCACCCTGTTAGACGATAAAACCGGACTGTTTTATGGCTACGTCGTAAAAATCAGCCAGAACGAAAAGGAACAGGTTCAGATCACGGCTTACGATCAGACCTGGTATTTGAAGAAAAACAAGGACACCTATGTTTTCAAGGGGAAACGTGCGGATCAGGTATTGAAGCAGATCGCCGAAGACTTCAAATTGAAGACCGGAAGCCTGGCAAACACCGGATATTCTATCCCGTCTATGATTGAAGACGGCCAGACGCTTTTCGACATTGTCTTGAAAGCTATCGACTACACCCTGATCAATACAGGGAAAATGTTCGTCCTGTGGGATAACTTCGGGAAACTGACCTTGACCGACGTCGAAACGGCGAAACTGGACCTTTTTGTCGGCGACGGCAGTCTGGCGACCGGCTTCACCTATGAATCAGAAATTGATTCCGAAGCCTACAACAAGATCAAACTGGTCAAGGACAACAAGAAGACCGGAAAACGTGACGTTTACATCTTCCAGGATTCTAAAAATATGACCTTGTGGGGTATTCTGCAAGACTACGAAGTGGTTGACGAAGACATGAACGAAGCCCAGATCAAGAAACGCGGCGGACAAATGTTGGAACTATACAACAGACCGAAGCGATCTTTCAGCGTCAGCGCAATCGCGGACCTGTCAGTCAGAGCCGGCCGCGCCTTGTATATCGGGATCGGCGCCGTGGGCGTGAAATCCTTCTTCATAGTCGAAGAAGCCACGCACGACCTTTTGAAAGAAACAATGTCCTTGAAATTAAAGGTGGTGTAATATGGGACTTCTTGAAACTATGAAACAAGTCGCACAAGCGACCAACGACGCCGGTATGCCGACGGCTTTTCTGTTTGGTTCCGTGACGAAGACGTCGCCCTTGACGATCCGCGTCGACAACCGGTTCGACATATCCGGCGACGCTATTGTGGTTATGAAGGAATTCCAGGCCGGCTTCTATCCTACCCACTACCACACCGGCGTCAAGGGTAGCCCTTCCACCGAAGAAAAGTCAGGTGGAAGCGGCGACGCGTCCTTCGCGGCACATTCCCACACCTTGAAAAGCAACTACCAGACCAACACCGACGCAAAGTCCGAATATTATTACGGCCTGGCCGTCGGTGACAAAGTGGTCCTTCTGCGAAATGCTGGCGGACAGGCGTTCCTTGTCCTGGGAAGGGTGTGATTTTATGATACCGAACGCGTTAAACGTAACGATCGGCGAAGACGTGGAGGTTCAGACCGCCGCCGAAGCGCCGACAAGAACATTCAAAATCGACTTCGACGCCGGCCGCGTCGGTGGCTTCTGTGATGAAACGGAAGCCATGAAACAGGCCATTTACAAGATACTGCAAACAGAACGCTTCGAATACCTGATCTATTCCTGGAATTACGGAATTGAACTGAACGCCGTTGTCGGGAAAAGCTTTCAAGTGTTTGCAAGTGAAATAAAACGTGTAATTCGCGAAGCCCTTCTGGCAGACAGCCGGATCACCGACGTCACAGACTTCGAAGTGGCCCAGATTGACAAAAGAACCGCTTCCGTGAAGTTCACGGCCGAAACTATCTTCGGCGAAATACCTATTGAAAGCGAGGTGAACGTGAATGTATGAGGATATGACCTTCGAAAACATTATGGACCGCTGTCTGGACCGCGTGTCTTCTTCTATCGACAAACGCGAAGGTTCCGTCGTATATGACGCAATCGCGCCGGCGGCGGCCGAACTGGCGATCATGTATATCGAACTGGCCTACCTTATGGACCGCGCCTTTCCTGATACGGAATCCGGCGACGACCTGACGAAGAAAGTTCGCGAAAGAAGTATCTTCCGAACACCGGCAACCGCCGCAATTCGAAAGGGCTATTTTGAAGACGGAAACGGCGCCGCTATGGACGTACCGATCGGAACGCGTTTTTCCGGTGACAATCTGAACTATACCGTCACCGAAAAGATCGCAACCGGACAGTTTCGCCTTCTGTGCGAAACGCCAGGCGCGGCCGGCAACCAGTACCAGGGAAACCTTTTCCCGATCGACTACGTGGAAGGGCTGGGCGCGGCCAGACTTGCGGACATTCTGATCAACGGTGAAGACGAAGAAAGCGACGAAGACCTTCTTGACCGCTATATGGACAGCTTACAAGCCCAGGCATACGGCGGAAATAAGGCCGACTATAAAACAAAGGTTGGAGTTGTCAAGAATGGTTCAGTAAAAAAGCGCAAGGAATATGTATCTGAAATTTTATCGACTCTCTTTTTTTCA